CCCATTCCTTTCATCTTTCCAAATCTAGGAAAGTTCAACAGGATTGCAAAGCTACTAAAGAGTTGTAGTCCTTCGGTGAAAGCTGAATAGACTGCTAAAGTCCTGGCAATAGCTTTTTTGTTTCTTCTTGATGGTCTAAAGTTTGACACATAATCATGCTTGTTAGCCATCTCTTCATACTCTGAGAAAGCTTTGTATTCTATTTCAGGCATACCTACAGTATCTAATAAAAGACTATAGGCATGTTGATGGATTGACTCCATGTTGGCAAAGGCTGTCATCATCATCCTAGCTTCAGGTTGTTTGAATATTCTCATATACTTGTCTATATATCCTGATCCTACGTCTACGTCTGACTGTGTGAATAGTCTAAAGATTTGAGTTAGTAAGTTCTTGTCGGAATCTGACAAGTCCTGCCAATCTTTGACATCAGTATGTAGTGGTACAGACTCAGGTAGCCAATGCATTTGGTTTTGTTCTACATACTTATCGAACATCCAAGGATAGTCGAAAGGTTTGTAGTAGTCTCTATTACTTAATAGGCTCATTGTCTTTCTCCACTATACTTACAGAATACTAATTTAGGTTTTAGATTTTTTGTATCCCATATTCGCTTACCACTCCAATTATCAGTACCTTTTCCTTTAGTTCTTTTACACGTAAAGCCTTTCGTTTGTCCAACTAAAGTCCATTTATCTTTTAAATACAACTCTCCTGTTCTAGGAAGTTCAACTAAAGATTCAAAACCTATTACTTCATCTCCGTATTTTTCTTCCCAATCATTTACTACTGTGCTACAAAAAGCTCTTAAAACTTTTGTAGTAAAGTTCCTTGTAGGATATTTATTATTATGTTTTTCTATATGATAAAATATATTATTCACTATTCTTTTTAAATTTTCTAACTTAGTATCTTTTGTTAAATTAAAGAAATCATCTCTACCTGCTAAATGCATAGTTGAAGAACCTCCCACAATATGTCCATAATAAATATCATTATAGGTTATGGCATAACAAATATTTCTTCCAACAAATCCTTTAGGTTTTGAATAATGTCTATTCATTAAATCAAGTAATGAAGTATCAGTTCTTTTTGTTACTGATAATAGTAGGCTCATTGTTTTCCTCTTTCTTATTATTATCAACAGGCTTATAAAGAGCTTCCCAAATCATGCGTCTTCTTGTATCTTTAATAGCAGAGATTAATTCCTCTGATGTATCACAAGTATAAGCTGTTAAATTTTTTCCTTCAAATGTTTTCTTCATTATCTTCATCCACTTGTTTTGAATACTTATCTAATAACCATATCCAATGTCTACTAACATACTCTTCATAGGTTAAAGCATTACTATGTAAGGTTTTATTTTCATCACAATGATCCAACCACATACGACTGCAAAAACTTTTAAAGTTAGCCATTAAAAACTGTCCAATAAACATTCTAATTTCTCTTGAGCATTTGCTAGTTCTGTCATTAACTTATCCATTGATTCTATTATATGTGGATGTTCTGCTACACCTACACTAGATTCAAAATAAACTTCAAGTTCAGCTTTAGCTATTGCTATGTCTGCTTCATACTTTCTTTTCAAAGCATCAAACCTGTTTTCTTTTCTTATATCTTCACTCATTATCTTCTCCTTGTGATTCTATATCCCATACATTTAAGTTAGCTGCCACAGTTCTACGTTCTCCCTTCCCAAAGAAAGGATAGACCATGTGTTGCATCCATGAGGGGAACATTAATTGTCTACCTACTATTGGTTGTATTGAAGCTGATTGTGGAGGTCTTAATCTTTTAGTATTCATTATCTCATTACGACCATAAGTGAAAGCTAAGAAGCCATCACAAGCTCCTGAAGCTCCATATAATGAATATAGTCCTCCATTACTATCTTGATTTAATTCCCCTAACTTACCAATCTGTTCAGGTACTTTAGTCCATGTCGTAGTAGATATACCTGTAAGTGTCTTAGTACCATGATCGTGTATAGGATTGTAGTCTCCTTCATAACTGTGAACTGACCATAGTTCATCTATGTCTACTGCTTTATTATTAAAGTAATGTCCTGTTGTATTACCAAAAGCTTGTAGATAAGTCACTCCCATAGCCGTAATAAATTTATAATAGTCTTCTAATAATTTATCGTTGTGATCCATTAATAACTGTTCACCTTGATGTATCTGTCCAACCAGAGTATGAGCAAGAGATTTTCTATCTTTATCTTTTTTATAAACGTCTAGATAAGTATTCAAATCTTTTATTATCTTCTTTGGTAACTGACATTCCAGCATAATAACAGCAGGTAAATTATGTATCTGTAAGTTTACTTCTTCTGCATTAAATTCCATATTAACCCTCGCAACTTAAACAGTCAACTTCAGCTTCTGTTTCAATCCAAACTCTTGCTCCACAATTTAAAGGTTTTGTTGGGCTATAAATAACTTTACTCACTCCTTTAATATGAACTTCATGTGCATAAGTATTAGATTTATAAGTTTTAACTGTTATAACAGGCTTGTTAGTATTATGTTTTTGATTATATTTAATATTATGTTGATTGATATGAATCCTTTTTTTCATTTTTCCTAACCTTCACAACTTAAACATTCAACATCTTCTAACTTAACTCTAGGTATTTTTATATTTACATTCTCAACAGACCTAGCTGCATCTGATCTAAAGTAATACAAAGATTTAAGTTTATTCATACCATACCAATGCACATCATTAACATACTGTAGGTAATCATCATGCACTTCCTGTGACTCAGTAGCTTTAGGCATGGTAAAGAATAGATTAACACTTTGACTCTGACAAATATATTCCTGTCGCATGTGTGCATGTTCCACTAGATATATCTGATTGATCTCTGGAGCTGTCTTAAATATCTCCTTCTCAGCATCATCCAGGATATCTAGGTGTTGCACAGAGCCATTAGTTCCTGCTATGTCTTTCCATACCTTTTCTCTGTCTTCTACATTAAGTCCTTTCTTTTTCAGTAACCTTTCTAAGTATTTATTTTTGACTTGGTAACTTCCTGAGAGCGTCTTGTGCGTAAACGAGTTAGCACGATATGGTTCAATGCTAGGGGAAGTTCCACCACATATAATACTACTACTAGCATTAGGAGCAATAGCCAAGAGATGAGAATTACGAATATTGCTACCATGTACATCAGGAGCTTCGCCACGTTCTTCGCCAAGTCTCTTGGTAGCTTTCGTAGCTTTTCCTTTGATGTGTGAAAACATGATATGGTTGTTACTAGTTGACTGTAAGCTTTGGAACGGAAGACCTTTACTTTGGAGATAAGCGTGGAAGCCCATCGCTCCAAGACCCAACGACCTTTCTCTATAAGCCGAATAAGCTGCTTTAACCAATCCTTCTTTTTCTTCTTTAACATAATTTTTAAACCTCTTAAAGTTTGCATTGTATCCACCTAGTCCTGAAGTATCTACAATCGCTTCGATAAAATGTTCTAATACATTATCGAGCATAGTTATTAAATCATCTATGAATTGTTCATCCTTCTTCCATTTGTCAAAGTGTTCTAAGTTGACACTAGATAAACAACACACAGCAGTTCGTTCTTCATTAGTAGGTAATACTATTTCAGAACATAAATTACTTTGATTAATCTTTAAACCTAAGTCCTTTTGCCCTTGTGGTAAGAACTCATTACACCTATCAATATTAATCATATATGGTTCTCCTGTCTCAGCTCTTGCATTTAACAGTTGCCACCATAAATCTCTAGCACTAATAGTCTTAACAGCTTCATTAGATTTAGGATCAATCAATCTCCATTCTTCATCATTCCTTACAGCAGTTAAAAACTCATCAGTTATATTAACTGCATTGTGAATGTTTAAACACTTCCTATTTATATCCCCACCAGATTCCCTACGCATGTTGATAAATTCTTCAATCTCTGGATGGTCTATATCTGAGTAAGCTGCATAGCTTCCTCTCCTGGTTATGCCTTGATTGAAGGCTAACATCTCTGAGTCTACGACATGCATGAATGGTATTGATCCAGTAGAACGACTACCGTGCCTAGTTGCAACACCATTACTGCGAACATCTCCCCAATAGCCACCGATACCTCCACCTGAACTAGCCAACCATATGTTCTCATCATAATGATCAGATAAACCCCTCCTACTATCAGGTACGTAATTGAGAAAGCAGCTAATAGGTAAGCCACGAGTGGTTCCTCCGTTAGAAAGTATAGGGGTACTAAACATAAACCAACAATCAGATGAATACTGATAGAGTCTTTGGGCAAGATCAAAATCAGTTTCTCCTTTATACGTTGCTCCAAATACACTAGCCCTTGCAAAAGCTTCTTGAGCATGACTTTCTTTCTCCCATAAATATCTATCTTTTAATGTATCTAAACTAAACTTATCTAGCTTAGACTCCTTATCATAATCTATTTCAATACCTAAGTATGATTTGTTTCCTACTTTATCCGTTATCATAATGACCTTCCTTGTCATTTAAATGATACTCCTCGTCTGTTAAGGCGATTGCTATTATTGCATAGTGTATTATTTTAAGTAAGTCCATCTCTACATCTGATCCATCTTTCTTACCACACCTCATAGCATACTTCATAATATTACCCATGCAAAATCCTTCTCCATGTCCTGCATCTATAATCATATCAGTTGCTTGATACTTTCCTTGTGCGTAATGTCTTTCATAGGTTCGATCGACATATCTCTGTACTTGTTGTATTATATTCTCTTCGTTAAATTTATATTCCATTGTTCTCCTTAATGTATCTGTGTATCTTTCGGTATTCCTGTAGCACGATATTCTAATTCATTATCAGCTAACTCCATCAACTTCATAATAACATCGGTGTCTACGTCTTCTAATTTATTCCCTGCAAAAATAAAACTACCAGTAACTAGTATCAGTTCTTCTAATCCTATTTCATGGAGAGGTTTTTCTTCAGGCATTTTCTATTTCCTGTACTGTAATTTTTTCAATAGTCCTTTTATTCTTGCTAACAATTCTTTTAATTCTTTGTTGAAACCAACGAGGAGTATAAGCAGATAGATGAATACTGCGATTAGCAAAGAAGTGAGTTTGCTCTGGCATGTATTTATCCATGTTCTTAGGGTTAAGTTTCTTAGCTTCTTCATCGGTCAACATAGTTTTTAACCATTTAAGCACCAGTTGGTTTGCGTGTCTTCTTATTCTTTTTGCCTTTTTTCCATTCATTAGTTAGTTCCTTTACTTTAGGTTCTTTAACAACAGTTGTAAAATAAGCTAGTCCTTTAGCATATTGAAATATCCTTAGACCTTTACCATCATTAGTATCTTGGTGGCATTCGTACTTATGTCTACAGTAAAAACATTCACGAGGTAGTTTCATATTGCCTGATACACCATCAGGTACAGGATCGTAGCATTTTTGAGGTGGTTGTGAAGACTTTAAAGCTTTCTTCACTCTACTTATTTTAGTCCGTATATTAGGTTTGTCAAGTTCTTCAGGTCTAAAGAGGGCAAGTTCTCCTGTTTCTTTATTAAGAGCAAGAAAACCTCCTCCCTCTGTACCCATAGCTTCTTCATACCCTGCAAGTTGTGACATATAACCAAAAGTATCTTGCTCTGCTAAAGTACCATCTCTAAATTTCTTAAAGGCAAAGCCTGAAGCAGTCTTAACATCAACCACTTCTCCATCAATCGTACAATCCATGTGGCCTTTAACACCACTAACGGATACTTTCTTTTGTTCGTCATCTACTTTATGTCCTGCTAATCTAACCAGGAATAAGACAACCTCTTCTAAGATGTGACCATAGAGAAACTTAATAAAGGTTTGAGGAGCAAGTGGTGTATCACTATCGTCAGAGTTTAAGTCATACCACAACTGCCTCTCAGGTCTACCTATATTTGACATTCTTAAAGTTTCAGTACTGTTCCTTGGTTCAGGGTGGGCCCAATTCTTTAATGCAGTCTTAATAGATTCGCCAAGTTCATCTATATCTTTCTCAGATACATCTAATTGTTTGCCTTCTCCTAGTACAGAGAGCTTACTATAAATGTCGTCTACTAAAGTATCTAGTTTTTTCTTTTTCATAATGCCTCTATAGTTTTCTTGGCTTCCTTTACAGATGTTTTAAACCATTCTCCATTATAGGTATCTGTAATTTTTTTAAGTTCTTTATGTGCTGACTGTTCTGCAGTTTTTCTATCTTCAAAATGTTTAAGATAACACAACTTATAATCTCTAAAAGGACTACTTGTTTGATATTGTTTACATCTATCTTCAGCATCGATTGCCATACCAACCTTTACCCAATCTTTCCAACAGGGATTATTAATAATGTAAACATATCCTTCTGTTGTGTTAGCATAACCTTCTAAAGAAGCAAAGGCTGCACTCTCAAAGGTTTTGTACTTACCAGGCTTATGAAGTGGGTGAGAGAATGGGATATATTTCCCATTAACATACATTCTGCTATTATTATGCTCTTTTTTACAAGAATTACACCAATACTTTTTCTGACGAGCTTGGCTAGATAGCCAATTATCTCCCTCTTTTAATTCAATATCACAATACGTACAGTGTCTAATGTGTCTCACTCCAGTTATCTCCTACTTTGTATTCGGCATCTAAAGGACACCGAAGATTATAATAATTACCTGCCGTTTGTATACAATCAACAGCTAACTGCCCTACGAAATCTACTAAGTCTTCCCTAACTTCCATCTGCCATTCATCGTGAATGTTCGCTACAAACTTTGCATCTAATGTCTGTAACTTTATTAAAGAATCTAATATAGCTAAAGCTCTCTTCATAGCTATAGCTCCTCCACCTTGCAGTAAAGTATTCAATGCTGCGTGAGGGTGGCGAACAAATATCTTCCTACCATCTAAACCTTTCACATATTTTTTCTGTGCTGATCTTCTAACTTTATCTCCAAGAGCCTTAAATGTTGGTTTATTATCAAAGAAATGTTGTCTAAGTCTTGTACCTTCTTTTGCACTTCCTCCAACCACACTACCAAGTTTTCTATCTCCTGCTCCGTATATGAGGGCATAGATGAATGTCTTCGCCTGATCTCTTGATTTAAGTCCTGCAAGTTTTTGATTAAAGGCGTGTATATCTCCGTTAATGATTTCATTTGTAAACTCCTCGTCATTCATATAATGTGCAAGTATTCTAAGTTCTAATCCACTAGCATCTATTCCAACTAATTTATAACCTTCAGGTACTGTCCAACAAGAGCGACACTCTTCACCAAAAGGACTCTTTATATTAGGCACTTGAGCCATGTTGGGATTCCTATGTGCCATTCTCCCTGTTATCGTACCATTAGGTATAACAAATCCATGTACTCTATCATCTTCCTGTTGAGCTTCAAACCAGGAATCTATCTGTGCTATTCTTTTTTGTAGTAGTAAATACTTAGCAATCAACCTAGCTTCAGGTATCTCTTTTATATTAGCTAAAGTCTTTTCATCTACCATAGGTTGCCCTGTTGGTGTCATCTTCTTCGGCTTCCAACCAAACTCTATTAAGTATTCTCCTATTTGTTTGCGTGAGCCTAAGTTAAAGTCTTGTAGCTTACGTCTAGTAAAGGGAGTTATATCATCAGTATAAAGTCTTTCTTTGTATTCTTCATCAGTTAATCCTTGCTTAGATAAAGTTCCATCTTGTTTTAATTTTGGTGTAACTTCTTTAATGTCAATCATCTTAGGTTTAAATACCTCATGTACTTCCCTCTCTATGTTACCCATTCGTTCTCTTAGGTCAGCCAACAACAACTCAGCTTTTCTATCATCAAACAAGAAACCATTTACTTCTTGTTCTTTTAAGATACGAGCAGTAGAATGTTCCAAACTAACACTATCTTTAGTAAAGCCTTTACTCTCTTTCTTTAATTGTTCAAACACAAGAGTATTTAATTGAACATCTCTTGCACAATATCTTAGCATCTCAGGACTGTACTCTTGGTAATCTTCAAATTCTATTTTAGGTAAACTTAAACGATGACCCCATACCTCTAAGCTATGGCCTCCTTCTCTAACAGGATTGAATAATCTAGAGAGGACAAGGGTATCTACTATTGTTTTATTAGATAACTTGACGTTACTAAACTTCTCTACCATTGGTATATCAAAACCTACAATGTTATGGCCTATAAGTTTCTCAGCAGATTCTAAAAAAGCATACCCTTCTTCTAATTTATTAGGAGGAAATTTAAAAATCTCCTTAGTCTCTACATCTTGAGCCACTAGACAATGTATCTTTGTAGCTTTTAGATCGTCTGTCTCTATGTCAAATACTAAGTTCATTATCGTAATCGTCAAATTCAAAGGCATCTCTAGGTAATTCATGTAGCCTTCCTGTTTCATGGTCATATTTTAGAGAAGAGGAAAGACCTACATCTCCTGTATACCTAGATTTAAGAACACGCAAACGAGTAGTGTTAGATTCTTCTTTGTCATCGGCTTGTTGGTTTCTCTCCAAAGCAATAACACAATCACTTAATTGTGCGATAGATTGACTTCCTCTTAAATGACTAAGCGACACTTCTATTCCTTGTTCATGTCCTTTATCAGAGGATACTCTCCTTAAATGAGATACCAGGATTAGTCCTGCTCCTGTTTCTTCAACTATACTTCTAAGTCTAGTCATAATATCATCTATGGCTCTCCTTTCATCGCCTTCGTGAACTGCCGACACAAGCATATGTAAGTGATCTATCACTACCCATTTGCAACCACACCCAATAATCATAAAGCGAAGTTTGGAAAATATTTCTTCAATACTATTAGTACCGAAGTGAGCATGTACCCAAACTCTACCTTTGTTTTCTCCATCATATAAAACATTAAACAACTGATCGAGTTCGTCTTTGGAAAACTTCTCTCGTTCTTGGTCTATATATAATCTAGCATTAGCTTCGATTGAAAGTATGCCGTCAACAGTTCTTCGCCAATCTTCTTCAAGAGCTATCACACCTACATTATCAGTTGTATTCATTATTAAATGATGTTCAAGTTCACGAGTAACTGAAGACTTACCTAGACCTGTGCCTCCTGTAAGTGTTACAAGTTCGCCTTGTCGTAAACCATAGAGCTTCTGATTCAAGTCTTGCCAAGGGTAAGGCACACTTTCTTTATGCTCTCTGTTATGAAACTTATCTCTTAATTCAGATATGTTTATAACTCCACTAGGAGTATATACTTTAGAATCCCAAAAGGACTGTATAAATTGTTGATGTTCGTTAGCTCTGAGCATATCGTTAGGGTCTTTAAAGCCATTAGGTAAAGTCATTATCTTCGCCTTTCCTGGTTTAAGTATTCGTGCTACTTTCTTAGAGGCTTCTCGACCTGCCTTGTCCTTATCAAAACAAATAACTACAAAATCAAAACCTTCTACAAACTCTAAACTATTCTTAACATCTTTAACTGAATTTCCTGCTCCACCTTTAACTGAAACTACAGGCCATTTCGATCCCATTAGTTGATAAGAAGCCATAGCATCACATTCGCCTTCAACAATGGTAAGAAACTTACCGCCTGATTTAAAAAGATTCTCTCCAAATAGACCTACTTCAGATTGAGTTCCTGTCCATCTGAAATCTTTAGTAGCTACTGTCCTAATCTTTGAAGCTGTTAAAGTATTCTCAGAGTAGTAGGGGTACATGTGTTCAGCTACCTTACCTTCATGGTTGTAGACAACTTTAACTCCATACTTACGAGCAGTATCTTCAGATATATCCCTATCAGTTAATGCTCCAAAAACATACTTAGAAGCATCAGGTTTAGATAAGTTTATTTCAGCTTTAGTTTCGATTATTTCTTGGTTATATTTAAAAGGTGTGTCTCCGTCAACATTATGACTATGACACCAAGCAGTACCATTAGTGAAAACTGTTAAGCACTTCTTATGTTTACAGACAGGACAAGACTGATGAGTTTTAGCTACTCCGTTTGATGACATAAAGCCTCCTTGTTGAGAGGGCAGAATATACTACCCTCTCGTTTCGACAAGAGAAGTTTTACCTTCTCGGCACACACATCTACTCTGAATCTTCTTCTGATCCAGTATTAGATTCTTCTTCCCCTTCGCCATTTACGACAGGAGGATTACCTTCATGGTAACGAGCAACTAACTTAGAAGCAAACCCATCAATACCAACTTGAGTCTTTTCTAGACCATAAATTTGTTGTGCTTTGATTTTGGTTAGTTCTTGTAGTTGAGCAAACCACCTTTTACTATCAGCATCAGGTAGCTCATCAGCAGTTAATTGAATATCTCCAATAGTAATGAAAGGTAGTTTATTATCTACTTCTTCTACTTCTACTTCTTTATTTGCCATTTCTAAAACTCCAATTCAGTTTCTTCATTATCATCAAGTCCAAGCTCCTCTCCATCAACAGAGGTACCTTCGTACTCAATTAAGTTGTTTACTTGAACAGCTTGTAAGTCTAAGTTTCTACCTGATCTATCCCCAAATGTCCAATCATAAGGTCTACATTGAACAGTCACATCTGAACCATTACCTACCTTACAATCTAAAGGATTCTTATCAGCATCAACTAATTTAGGTACTGCATTAGCACTACCATCTTTCCTATTTACTTCCCTTTTAATAGTAATAAAAGGCGAGTACTCTTTATCATCTCTGACATTAAAGCCTTCAGTTTTTAATCTGTCGGCAGTCTCATCATCAAGAACTAAATCTAAAGAATACTTAGGTGGTGGGAACTTCGTTATTCCTGGTGAGGTTATTGAGGCCCACATTGCTTTACCACTTAGCAACATATTGTTTTCTCCTATATTTATTAAACAAAAACTGTGGGAGTTTTATGAAGATTCTAGACTCCCTAGAACTAGAGCTAATAGAATTAGCACAGAATAATTTTTGGAGGGTATCATGAGGTGTAATCATTCCGTATCTTCTGATCGTAAAAAAGGTTTATATATGTAAGTCATAAAATCCTTATACGCATTTTCACTTGGAAAAGATAATGTAAACATAGCATCAGCATCATCTCTATCAACTGAATAAGGTATCTTTAATTCATAACATTCTTTATAAGCTTCCGTAGTCAGCTTCCTAAGTTGATTGTCATTTATTATTAAGGACTTATTAAACATATTAACTCCTATTTATATAAACAGCTTGACCATCTACGATTTTAGCGAAGTCTCCTCGCTTTGATATATCTTCCCAAACTTTAATCGGCATGAGCTTCCTAGTATTTCGTGAGACAAGTCGGAGGGTTGCCCATTTGCGACCAAGAGTAATCACTCTATAATGATAATGACCGCAAAGAGTTCCCCACCCTCTGTTCGTTAATCTTTTTTCAAAAATATACTGAGTTGGATTAAACCTCACTACATCTCCTTTCTCTATTTCTTCTGTCACGATTCGGATTATACTAAAGTAATTAGTAAATTAAAAGTATTTACCAGGATTAACTATTAACTGTTAGCTTCATGGCATAGATACAATCGTTTGCTCCAACCCTTGCCGAACTGTATGTAAACCTACTCACATGCCTAGTAGCAATCCTTTGAATGTCCATTGGTACTCCATCGTCAACTCTAATGTTATTAACAGTACCATCAAAGGCCACATTATAAGTAACATCAAACTCAAAAGTTCCTACCGATCTAGCTTTCTCCAAAGCTCTTACTAAAGTTTTAGTAGAGGGTTTAGAAAGTCTATCATTAACACAGCTAATAAAGGTAGGCTCTTGCCACGAGTCCTTTATTATTTCAGTAGGTTCTGCTGTTACTTCTTCAACAACTGTTGGAGTAGTTTCTTCAACAACTGTTGGAGTTGGTACAACTTCTTCAACTGCAAGGGGTGGTTCAGTAGTTTCTAATGGCCTTATAAATAGAGCCACCTTATCCTCTAGGGATATAACAAAGTCTTCTAAACCTAAAACAAATTTCTCTAAGTCCTTTGTTCTACTAGTTAATTCGTCAATGCTTTCATCATAAGTTATAGCATCTAGGGATTGATAAAGTTTGTTAAGTTCCTGGTAAACATCATCATTGGATTGGTCGAGGGAATCTATCCTATTGACCAAACCTCCATAAGCTTCTTGTAGTTCCATGTCTATCTGTAAGTTAGTAAGTGATTTAGTAACTAAGACAGAAGCAACAACTGCAACTACTAATGTTATAATAATTTCAATTATTCTATTTTTCATATATTCTCCTTTTCAAAATTTAAAATACAATCTCCTAGAAATTTTAATAATAATAATGCCACAATAGCATAAAGAAAGCATATATCAAAGCAGATACCAGGATAGCTAAGTTCTTAAATCGTAACCAAAGTAAAAGAAATACTACGACAACTGTTACATCAGCTATCAGCATATCTACTTGAGTTAAGAATTGTTCTACCACTTATCTTTAAACTCCCTTCTACCTATGTACTTACCATCTTTATAATTGTAAATTGGTTTAGCAATTACAAAAGGATTTCTTCTCTTACCTACCCATTTAAAATGGAACGAGGCCATGATAGGTGTAACATTAGTTGCCCAATGTTGTATCGCAATAGCTTTTCTTTCACAGTAAGCTTCGATCTCCTCTTTACTATCTGCTGATAGGTAGTGATAGTTACACCCTCTGTCTATAGCTCTAGCAAACTGACTCATTCCTCCTCTCTACTTTTAATCTTACGGAGTCTACCAAGCCACCCCTTCTTCCATACTTCTCTTGTGCCGTCTTTAAAGTAGTAGGTAATTACACCATTGTTAGCTTCAACTGCTGATACTTTATTCTTTCTTTGTTGCTCTTCATAGATAGCGAATGCGTCATACTCAGTCATAGAATTTCTCCTGTGTTACAAGTCCTTTGATGCATAGATCAAACAGTTCTTTTACTTCTTCCTTAGTAAGTTCTGTGTCTATGTTATGAGTTAAACGAATACCACTTTCCTCTTCGCCACTTGCGGTTCTATCAGCAAGGTAGTCTCCGTAAAAGAAAACTTTATTAATGAGTTCGTTTTCGTGGTCCATATTATTTAACATATCTTCTCCTCATCTTTTATCTCACAAAGCTCACTTTCTAACTCTCTTATTGCATCAGCGAAAACATCTTCACAACTAAAGAAAGCACACTCTAACATTCTTTGTGCTTCCCTAACCCCATCTAAAGCAAACTCCATTTCCTTTTCTAATCCATGTTCATATGCAAGACTAGAAAGTTTTACTGATATGTCAGTAATAGGATTAGAAAGATACTTAGCTTTCTTGGTTATACTTCTTGCTTGTTCCATTATCATAACTTCCACTCCCATTTGAATAATTTAGTTCTGTCCACGATTGATAATTCTTCCATTACCTTTGTTGACTTTTTGTTGTCGTCTTTTGTGTTTGTTGTTGACTCGTGAGTTCCTGGATTTACCAATGCTTGTTTTTTTATATCGGTGTCGTGACTCATTTCTTACTATCTCCCTTAATCCTCTAGCCTTTCTCATATATACTCCTTTGCATTTCTACATATCCGTCTGCAAATAGTTCTAATGAAAGACCTTTAAATCCTTTTAGTTCTCCTAGTTCGTAGCCTTCGTCTAACCAAACTTGTTCTAAGTCTCTACTCATTTAGCTATCTCCTTTAATAATTACCTTTTTCATAACAAGACGTACAACTGTAGTATTCATCTAGATTTACAAATCCAAACTCTTGAGCATAGAAGGCTCTGTTATGTATAACTCCTTCATCAAACCATTCATCAATACCATCATGATCTTGAAAGTTTCCTAGATTTGCAGGTAGTTTTTTATTACAACCACTACAAAACATTTTGTCAGCGTCATAAGGATTGTTTATCATTCTATCTATTACATAAGCAACATCTTCGTCTGTCATACCCCATTTACCTCTACGCCCATTGACATATTCTTTTATCTTTTGTGGAGTATCTAAATCAGTATAGAAATTGTATTTTAGTGTTTCTTCTGCCTTTCTCATCACTCCTCCTCATTAGGTTTTACAAATATCTGCTTGATAAAATCTTCAAGTATAAATATCAATTCAAATCTAACATCAATTCTATTAGGAGTTACCTCCTCTCTTAGAAATGTATTGTTTATTCTACTCGTTAGATAATTGACAACATCTTCATCAACTTGGCCTAGCTCTGTAAATTCTTCGTTAAGAATATCAAAGACTAATTGTTCTTGTTCAGCTATCGCTTCTGCTCTTGTTGGACTACTCATTAACTTTCTCCCATTCGTTCCAAGTTTCCTCAAAGTCTGCATAGTCTCCATCAAATTCTTTAAAGTATTTCTGTATGCGTTCTTTCAGATTAACAGACTTGTCGTTCTCATCTAAGCAACCTTCTAACTTGAAAAGAATATCATCCGGGTCGTAGTATCTTTCATTCCAATACCCAATCATTTCATCAAGTGTTTCAGGTATGTAGTTTGCTAACTCATCTTCTACTAACAAATCTATGATATTCTCCTTATCTCCACCACATATTACCTCATATAAATCGTCTTCTGCATGTTCATAAGCCATTTCCCTACGCAGTTCCCAAAATTCTTTAGGTTTATTTTCTACATTTTCACTCATATCTTTTCTCCTCTATAAAACTTAATAATAATCTCGAATAAATCGTAGAAATACATAAACAACTCCTGCCATTTTTCAAGGTTAGATTTGTACTCTTCAGTTTCATCAGCATCAGCTATATGTGGTCTTTCACACCCACAATCACCTCTATCTAGACCACATTTTCTGCAAGATACCCAACCTGCTTCAAAAGCATAATACCAATCCGATGTTATGTCTTTTACATAGCCTTCTAAAGACATTTCTACTAAAGAAGATTTAGGCTCATCGTATAGTTCTGTCTCGGCACTATCCCATATACTCTGTAATTCTTTTTCGGTAAACTCTATTTCTTTTTCTATATTTTCACTCATTACTTTCCTCCATTGTTCATTGTTAAAATTGTTAAAGTGTATATATCTTATAGCCTCTGTAAGAGCCATTATATATATGTTGAAAATTATATCTACTCTTTACCAGGATTTAAAACTTTTCATTAGTTGTCTCCCATTCCCATTCTTTTATCAATACAACATCTTACACAATACCACTTATCATCCCACACGAATGATGTCTTTATTGCGAAAGCTTTTAATCCTTTTAAGTATTTTTCATTTTGAGTCTTACACTTCTTACTTTGAAAGCACTTTGTCCTCTTAAAAAATTCATTCTCATACCATTCAACCATTAGCTTTCTCCTCTTTATCCCATTGACTCCAAGAACCCATGTAATCAGTTAATACAACATACTCATTAACTTCCTCTTTTATCAAGTCATTAATTATATGTGTTTTATAACCAAAACTATTTAGTATCTTTGTAAATAATAAAACACTTGCGTAGCCGTCTATCCAATACATATATAAACCTTTGTCTTGGATAAAATCTTTTGGTGTATCTCCCATATCCTCAAATCTATCGGCTTGTTCAAAATAAAAACTGCGTGTAGATGTATGATGAAGTTCATCAACATCATCTAATTCAAACTTTAATGTTATTTGCTCACTCACACTACACCTCCTCAACAGTAGTAAGCTTTGCTCTCTCTCGAATAGCTAATTGTAATTCTTCCATGTGTAACCTTTGATACTCCTTCATATTTTCAGCTTTATATTTAAGTTCTATTCGGCCTTCGGCTACCTCCTCGATACTAGCTTTAAGAGCCTTTATCTTCCAATCCCACTTCTTAATAGCTTGTAACCGCTTATCAACCTTAGTAGGTTTAGTGTAGAAATAGTAAACAATTTCTTCGCCATGTTCTAAAGGTAGTTCCTGGTCATAAGCTCTTGCATGATAACCATTAGCTATCGCATGGACTTTCCTCTTACCTCTAGCCCTCTTTCTAATAGAGTAAGTATCTGTATTAAACAACGACATTAACAATCGTTTAAGCCACTCTATATCAACTTGGACTCCTTCAAACTCAAAGTCTTTGTTTAGTATCTTTAGTATGTGATGTGACCTCATGTTGTCTCCTCCTTATAAGATTCTTCCACAAACTCTTGGACAGATTCTATTAAATCTTCTCTAGTGTAATCACTTTCTATAAACCACATTAAAGTATCTATAGCTTCTCTGTAGTTCTCTGCCCATAGTTCCATATCTTCTCTAGTTATTTTCATATCCAATTCTCCCTTACTACTTTTTCAGCAAACTCATCTCGTTCTTTTTCTGTTACGAATACATAGTAATCCTCTGAAAATGGAACATCTTCGTGATTGATTGTTTCACATATAGCCCGGACATCAACCACGAATTTTCTTCGTTCATCTGTTCTAAATCCAAACACAATGTTTCTACTCATGTTGTCTCCTCCTTTTTAACTACATGAAAATATCCACCCTCAGTTATAAATCCATTGTAGGTTTTTCCTTCTATCTCACACTCGCCAAACTTTTTAGAGTTTGTTATGTGTTTAGCCTCTAAATAACAAGGCTTATCTATAAAATAGATAATTGGATCTCTTTCTACTTCACTCATGTTGTCTCCTCTTTTTTTGTAGCAATTCTTATGTCATGTTCAATCTCGTCATTTGGCTCTCTTTCTACTTGAACATATACCATATCGTGATTATCTTTATGATGAATTGTGCAACCATCATCATAATTACCAATAGCGATTTGTATGTCATTTATTTTGAAAACTAAATCAAAATTGTTTTTATCATTTTTATCAATATCTAGTTTTATTATTTCAATCATTGTCGGACTCCTCTATTTCTGTAATAAATTTTTCAGTACATGGATAACAAAACCAATCATATAAATCTATATTTGGATTCTTGCTCTTCCATTGTTCTGTTGTTTGATCTGAACATTCAAGTATCTCCTCTAAATCCAAAATCATATTTTCGTATTCATCTACTTTGTTGCATACGTTACATTGTCTAGGTTCTACTATTTCAATCATTGTCGTTACCTCCTACAGTAAGTTATCGTTTACATAATCTATTAACAACTCTCTAGTATTGAACAAATCTTCTTCGCCACTTTTAAAGTTATCAACAATTTGTTTAAAACCACTATCTTTAAGACACTTCTTAAAGTTAGCACTTGTTTCATTTTCAAAGTCTGAAACTAAGACTTGTATATCATCAATCATTTTTATATCTCCTCTCTTTCTCTCTCAACTGTAAATGTTGCAACTGTATTACCATTTATGTCATTAGACTTTCCATAATCATCTATTTCAAGTCTTGGTAAAATATTTTTCAATATTCTTTCAACTTCTCCATAATAAAATTGTGGGTTATCGTCTTCATCATAGTTCCAAAAGGCACTATTACCCGTATCTATTTCTATATTAATTTTCATATTTCACCTCGCTTGTAATTCTATTTATTAGTTATTATTAAAGATAGTTTTTACCAGGATTCTTTAAACTATAAATTGTCTTGTATCAATGAACGCATCTTCATTAGGATAATCCCAATAAATAAGAACACCATACCCAAATCTTTTGAGTATGTTATGTATTCTTAATTGCTCACTGTCTTGGTAGTTATGGTCTTGCCATATATCGCCCTTGTATTTAAAAATTATTGGCATATTACACCTCCTTTAGTATAACTATTTTATCTTGATAGTATTTAACTGTTGCTTTAGTGCCAACTGTAAAGTCACTTAACCAATTATGCCTTATATCAATACAAGGATATACCTCTCCTTTGTTATGGCATTTATAAGTGTGTTGTTTGCTATCTTGCCTTTGCGTAGTGCCATTAAGTTTAATTTCTTTTCTTGGCCTAAGTGTTAAACCATTAGTAAATTTATTAAACTTAATCCCTACTCCATAATCAAAACCACATTTAAACAGTTCCTTACGCATTAATACTATGCGTGGTTGTCCTGTCTTTCTGTAATCCTGGACCTTAACTTTCCTAGTAAGTATTAATTCATTGGTAGGTTGTTCGACCTCTTGCACTTCATAATTGTAATAAGTGCTACAGATTGGCCCGGCTTCGCCTTGTTTAATGTAAGTGTAAGTTACTTTCATTCTTGTACCTCCTTCTGATACTTATTTAAAAGCTTTAACATTTCTTCAAAACTTGCCCATTCTCCGACAATTTCAACTTCGCCTTCATCAATCCAAGTTCCAATCTCTACAGATTTAAACCTTGTTGCGTAGTGATGTTTGCCTTGTTGAATTGAGATAGTTCTACCATTGTCTAAAGTAAATTGAACACCCTTTGAGTTAGCTAGTAAACCTTCAAAATAATCTTTAAATATTGGATTTACATTTTCTAACCCAAACATTTTTAATATAGGATTTGCCATTGTTTAACCCTCCTCATTACAAGCTGTTAAAAATCTAGCTCTATCAAAATTAGGATTATCTTCTTTAAAGATAGTGCATAAGGCATTAATTAAATTTTCTTCAATAATTAAATAACTCATACCTCCTTTAGTAGCACTATAACTATTGTTGTTTATTGCCTTCGCAATTTTTACATAATCTTTTTTTGTCATGTTTAACCCTCCTTTGAGTTATTTATTTTGACTAAGACTAACCCACTCCATTGCGTTAGTTTCTGCATTAAGCTTCATCAGTTAGCCTTTAAGTAAAACTGCTCTATCTTTTTCAGTAGCTTTGCCGTCTAGTAATCTATTCAAAGCTCTTAATTGTGATAAAGATAATTTACCTATAGCTTCTTGATTTATAGCTTGTTTAAATTCTTTCATTCTTTAACCCTCCTTTGAGTTATTATTTATTAAATCTAATGTCCAAAGATGCCCGGTGAGTATTAAAATTTCGTCATCATCTACGCATCTAACTTTGAAGTCCCCAAATTCAGTCTCTTTTAGAACCTCTACTTCAAATTCATCTATATCTGAACTTGCCCAATGAGTTTGATTGTCTAATTGTGTTGACATCACTCACCTCCTTTTGATTCATAGCCCATCATTTTCTCAACTCTGTTTCTTAATTTATTAAATTGCTCTCTTATAAGTTTCAGTTCTCTTTCTGTATATAGGTTATCATTCCAATATTCACCTTTCTTTTTATCTAAGTGCACATTCACATAATTTTCAAGACCATCTGCTCTTGCAAATAAAGCATCAACAATCATGTCTTGAGCTACCATTTTAGGAGTAATTTTTTCTCCATTTTTCTTTAATGCCATTCTTTAACCCTCCTTTGAGTTATTTATTAATTGACCATTCTTAAAAGCTTGTGGCTTCTTAAAGGTAATGTCTAGTTTCCAATTTTTACCCCTTATTACTCCACTTCTCTTAGTGCCTACTTTCCAATTCTTATTATTATCCATTATTATACCCTCCTTAAAGGTATGCTGTATATTTATACAGTGGTTATTTATGTTATGGTTTTTTGCCATGTGTTAACTATACTCCTATTATTAAGAATTGCAACAACTATTTTAAATTAATTTTTTGCAGCTGGTTCCTGGTTGGTGTGTTAGCCAGGTAATACACTACAACACTAGGACACTGATACACTACAACACCATTACACTACAACACCACAAGGACCCCTTCCTTGTTTAAAAGTTTATAAAGCTTTTGTCATTGGTGGAGGTGGTCTTTAATAATTGTTTAAGCTGTTGAAGTCTTTGGAGTTGTTGGAGTTGTTAAAGTTACTCTAACAACTCTAAAGCTGTTACTTCTTCTCCATTAACTAGAACTTCAAAGACTTTAAAGCTGTTGAAGTGGTGGTTCTCTTTGGAGTTGTTGGAGTTGTTGGAGTCTTTAGAGGTGTTGGAGTAGGCCGGGAGGGGTGGCATGGTGGGTACCTATATATATATACTAAATCACATACATTTTTAGCTACTTTTGAACATTAACTAGTTTTAGGTTTGTGGCCATTAGTTACATATATAAAAGTGTCAAACCGCCACGCCCTGTAATGTCTATTATACAGGTCAGATTACAATCTGTCAAGTACTTTAAAAACTTTAAATACTTGACAATACCGTAAACCAGACCTATAATAGATACTATGAGTTATTTACCCTCAACCGAAGTAAAAGAAAGAAGCCTTACTGATAAGCAACAGGCCTTCTTAGATAATCTCATTACCACAGGTGGCAATCCCAAAGAAGCTGCAGAACTAGCAGGATACTCAGGCAACTATCATCAAGTTAT